TATATCTAAGTCATCAGACGAAGAGAAGTTCCAAGTGCTTACACAAGTTGCAGGAAAACAAGAACAAATATTGCAATTACTAGGACCACAGAATCCTTTGGTATCTATGCAACAATATGCAAACACTTTAACAAGAATGATAGAGTTAGCAGGATTCCAAGACGCACAATCTTTTGTAAATACAGAAGTTCCGCCTATGCCAACGCAACCGCAAGAACCGCCTAAGCCAGATCCAGCAGAAATGCTTGCACAAGCCGAAGCAATGAAAGCACAAGTTAGCGCACAAAAAGCCATGATTGACGCAGAGACAGATAGAATGAAAATCATCATGGATGACGACAGACAAAGAGATATAGAAGAGGCACAACTTAGAGTTAAGGCTATGGAGCTACAAGCTAAGTATGGCGCACAAATCAATATCGCAGAAATCAATGCAGTAATGGAAAGAGACAGAGAAGGAATAAGACAAAATGCAAAAGCTCAAGCTCAAGGATTATTTACAAACAATGTCCCACCCCAGCAAAATATTTGATATTGAAGTAATAATAGATGACATGGTTTATGTTGGAAAAGAGATTAGAGCCAAAGATAAAGAAGCAGCATTAAAGATTATGTCTATAATGTCAGGCGGAGAAGTAACAACCCAGTCTGAAATAATACATTTTGAAGAAAGGATGGTACATTAAATGAAATATATAAAAAAAGTATGGGTCTGGTTAAAACAAACTTGCACTAAGTTCTTAGACTGGGTAGACAACCTTTTAGAACCTAAGCCAGTAATTAAAAAAAGAGGCAGACCAAGGAAGAAGAAGTAATGGCAACACCAAGAAGAGGTAAAGCAAAAGTCAAAGTAACTGCATCTGGTAAAAAGGTAAGTTACGGCCAAGCAGGTAAAGCCAAAGGTGGTGGACCAAGAGTAAAGCCAGGAACATCTAAAGGCGATTCATATTGCGCTAGAAGTCTAGGTATAAAGAAAAGACTATCTAAGAAAAAACAAAACAACCCAAACACTCCTAACAATCTATCAAGAAAAAGATGGAAATGTTCTGGAGCTAAATCTAAAAGAAAATAAGGAGATACTATGCCAAAAGGACTATACGCAAACATACACGCTAAACGAAAAAGAATTAAAGCTGGATCAGGCGAGACTATGAGAAAGAAAGGAGCTAAAGGCGCACCTAAAGCTAGTGCTTTTAAGAAAGCAGCAAAAACAGCTAAGAAAAAGAAGTGAAGTTTATAAGTAACCTTATAGATATATTTTTAGAACGCTCTTGGCAAAAAAAAGAAGATAGACTAACCAACAAACAATGAACGACATGGTAGCAATTATAACCGAGCTAGGTTTTCCTATTGCTGCTGCCCTAGGTCTAGGTATGTTTGTGTGGAAGCTAATCAATAGAATTATTGATGGCATGGAAACTAAACTTGACACCCTAGACGACAAACTCAATAGCTCCCTAGCTAACCTAGAAGATAGACTAGGCACAAAACTAGACACGCAACATGGTATCTTGGTTGCTCTCATAGATAGAGTGCGTAGTTTAGACAATGAGATAATTAGACAAGATACTATGATTAAAACTATACTTGGTGTACCGCAATTAATTAATAGCGACAAAATTGCAAAGGCAGGTAGAAATGACAAAAGAAAAGATTGATAGAGAAGAAGCAGCCAAGGTAAGAATATTTGCTTGGTTGATGCTGACAGGATTTATTATGTTTGCATTTATCATTGCACAGAATTTAAATTCAGACGAGATGGTACACAAGTTTAAATCACCATCATTCTCTGGCATAGGCACATCTGCACATTACCTTACTATTGAGAACCAACAGTACACTAGGAAGATGACTGTAAAAGCAGAACTCAAAGCAATACAAGACGAGATAGAAAGAGACAAAGAGAACACAACACTAGCTAGATTTATTCGTAACCTAGAGTCAAGAATCTATGCACAACTATCAAGACAGTTAGTAGAAAACCTATTTGGCGAGACAGCAAGTGATAGTGGTGTACTAGAGTTAGAAGGTAATAGGATAGAGTATAATGTTGTAGACGGCATAATAACTTTAAACATTACAGATTCAGATGGTAACACGACAACTATATCTCTCCCTATCGGTAGCTTTACTTTCTAGCTGTGCGTTAATAGTAGATCCTTTAGAAAACAACTTACCACCATTCCAAAAGATAGAAAAAGCAAAGATAGATTCTCTGCTTGTTCCTGGTCTTGCGAACATAAAAACATCTAATCAAAAGAAGCCAGTCGTAGCTATCTATGCAGGTTCTTTTACAGACCAAACAGGACAAAGAAGAAGCAATAGTAACTATGCAACCTTCTCGTCAGCAGTAACCCAAGCACCAGACGCATATCTAATTAGAGCCTTAAAACACGCAGGTAGTAACTATGATGGTTTCTTTGAAGTAGTAGAGCGAGTAGGTTTAGACCATGTAACCAAAGAACGTCAAATCATAAGAAGCGCTAGACAGCAAAACAAAAACAAACAGAAGCTACCAGACTTATTGTTCGCTGGTTTGATAATGCAAGGTGGCGTGATATCATATGAAAGTAATATAAAGAGTGGTGGCGCAGGTGCTAGATACTTAGGCATAGGAATGTCTAGGCAGTTTAAGCAAGATACTGTAACCATATCTTTAAGAACTGTATCTGTAAGTACAGGTAAAGTGTTACTAGAAGTATTAGTAACTAAAACGATACTAAGTGCATCTATCGATCAAGATATATTTCGTTTTATTACTGACAGCACCGAACTAGTAGAAATAGAGAACGGATTAGTCAGAAACGAGTCAATCAATATAGCACTACAAACAGCAATAGAAACTGCTGTGCTACAAACAATAAGAGAAGGAAAAACCAGAGGATATTGGAATATTGATGAACAAAAATGACGCATATGTAGTAAGTTACTACAGTTTATTAGGAGTATTGTTTTTAAGTTTAAATGCTTACTCCGCAGACAATGAAATATATGTAGACCAATCAGGTTCTACAGCTAACATAGATTTAGAACAACTGGGATCATCTAATATTATTGGTGGTCTAAACTCTGTTGCTGGAACGCTAACAGCACTAGATTTAGATGGCATCAACTTAACACTAGACATAAACCAAATAGGTAATACTAATAAATTTCTTGGTGATATCTACGGAGATAACGTAACAGGATTCTTTGAGTTTGATGGCGATAGCAATACCTTTACTATACAAGGCGACCCAGATAATACTTACGGTATAGATAACTCCAACTACAATGTTGATGTTACTGGTAACTCTAATACATTTACATTAGATACAGGCACAACAGCTTTAGCATCTGGTCTTGACCTAGACTGGATTATTAACGGAGACAACAACACCTTTGATTTTGATATAAACTATGATGGTGCTACTAACTATGTAGATGTAGATGGGGATAGCAACAACGTAAACTTTACAGGAAGTGGCTATGCAGGAGGATATTTCTACCTTGACCAAACAGGAAACAGCAGAACATTCAATATCATCCAGTCGTCAACTCTCGCTGCTGATTGGTTACAGATTAATTCTACTGGGTCTAACGGTACTGTTTGTGTCGTTCAAAACGATGGCGGAGTTTCAACCAGCTGTTGACGTAGGAAACATATCTGAATTAACAGGTTCTGCTAGTGTTTTTAGGGAAAAGCCTTATAATGCCGAGCTAGAATTTGACATCCAACAGAACGATGAAGCTATAACTACCAATGGTCGTATGGCTATTACGTTCTTAGATGATTCAAAAGTTAAATTAACAGAAAACTCGCAGCTGACTATTGATGAATATATTTTTGACCCCAATCCCAGTAAATCTAAAATGGCTATTACCTTTGGTCTTGGTACGGCTAGATTTATTACTGGCAATCTAAATAAGATAGATAAAAACAATATAGATCTCAAAACACCTACAGCAAACATAGCAATTCGTGGGACTGACTTTACAGTTACAGTAGACGAGACTGGAAGATCATTGCTAATACTTTTACCAGATGAGTTTGGTATATCTAGTGGAGAGATACTAGTGACTACAGCCATGGGTACGGTTACATTAAACAAACCCTACCAGGCAACAACTGTAGATGTCTTTGAGAAACCACCTAGCTCGCCAGTAATCTTAGACCTATCACTAGAACTTATAGACAATATGCTTATTGTTAATCCACCTAAAAAAGAAGTGGTTATAGAAGAGTCTATACAAACCAAAAAGAAAAACATACTAGACTTTGATGGTTTAGATGAGGACTTCTTGGAAGAGGACTTTTTAGACGCAACAAAAGAACTAGAGTTTACAGAGTTAGATATAAACTACCTTGATGTAAACTTCCTAGAGGACTTGCTAGATGTCATAGACGCGCTGCAAGAAATACAACAAGAAGATCAGTTAGCACAAGATGCCACGTCTACCAATATAGTTGGTACACAGTTAGGACAAGACTTATCCACACAGATAACATCTTTTATAACAGGACAAACACTAACGCTTATGCGTAGTGTTAGTGATACAGCTAGATTAGATATAGACTCTGCTGGTAGCTATACTGTTATCTTTATACAAGATGGCACATCTAACATCATCAAAATAAATGGTGGTACAGGTGGTACTATTAAAATCACTCAAAGTAATTAATGAAGCGACTACTATTCACAATACTTATAATACTAGTGTTGCCTTTGTTATATCAGTCAACACCAACAGAGATACTAAAGCTAAAAGTATTTGACTATCTTGTACCTAAGCAAGATCCTTCTGGTTACTTCACAATACTAAACATAACTGAAGAAGATATAAATGCAGAAGGTGGTTGGCCTATACCTAGACAAAGGCTAGGAGAAATACATAAACAAATTATGGATGCTGGTGCTATAGGCGTAGGTTGGGTTGTAAGCTTTCCGCATCCAGATAGATTTGGTGGAGATAAGATTTTTAGAGAATCCTTCTTACATGGTACATCTATTTTGGCTTCGTTTGAATACTCAAATCAAATATACCCAAAAACAGTTGGTACTGTCATCAAAGGTCCTGATGTTAGTGGTATGCTTTCCAAGGGTGTAGTACAGAATACTCACAACCTTAGAACTAACTATATAAAAGAAGGTATATCTGCTGCACCCACCGATCTTGATAATCTTGTCAGAAGAATACCTCTACTACTAAAAACACCAGATGGTTATGTTTCTTCTTTTGGTACAGAAGTGTTGAAAGTATTAACAGGAGCTAAAACTTACATTATCACTACAAATGATAATGGTATACAGGAAATATTAGTTAGAGGAATACCACCAGTAAAAACAGATAACCTTGGTCGTAAATGGATTAGTTGGGTAGATACTCCACAAACTGATTTACAAGAAATGAATGTTGCAGGTAAGTTTGTATTTCTTGGAATTACAGCACCAGGAATCATGCCACAAATTGCAACTCCAGTTGGATTATTAGAACCACACAAAATCCAAGCAGCATTATCCGAGTCAATTCTTATAGAAAACTCTCCAAGGATTCCAGAATGGTCTTTAGCTGCCGAAATTGTGATTTTCGGAATTTTTGTGTCGTTGACATGGCTTGTAATCCATTATCTCAGCATAGTTAAGGGCGTAAGCTTAGTTATAATTTTGCTCTTCACCACGAGCCTCTTAGAGGCTTACAGCGTTTCCAAAGGTGTTTTATTGGATTTTACATGGACTTTTGTATGTCAAATCCTAGTTTCTACTATTGCCTTCTATTTAAGTTACAAAAAACAACATAAATTGCGTCAACAAATCAAAAAACAGTTTGAGCATTATCTTGATCCAAGACAAGTTAAAGAATTACAAGATAATCCAGACTTGCTAAAACTTGGTGGGGAGAAAAGATACTGCACATTCTTGTTTACAGATGTTCGTGGCTTTACAAGTTTGTCAGAAACTTTAGAACCAGAAGAAGTTACAGAGATTATGAACAAAGCTTTGACAGTTCAAGTTAATGCTGTACAAAAATTAGGCGGTATGACTGACAAGTTTATTGGAGATGCTGGTATGTTTATATTTAACGCGCCACTAGATTTAGATGACCATGAAGAGAAAGCTGTGCAAGCTGCAATAGATATAAGAAAAGGTATGGCAGAAGCTAACTTAGGCATAGAGATAGGTATAGGTGTAAATACTGGTTATGCGGTTATAGGTAATATGGGTTCTGATACAAGGTTTGACTACTCTGCTATAGGCGATGCGGTCAATACAGCAGCACGTTTAGAGTCAGCAACTAAGGAAGCAGGAGTTGACATACTTATTGGCGAGGCTACAATTAAGAAAACACAGAATGGTGTTTTTCACAAAAAAATATACGTCAAAGGAAAAAAGAAACCATTGAAGGTATATACAACAAAAGAGGAACTATAATGCCAAAAGTAGGAAAGAAAACATATTCATATACTAAAGCAGGTATGAAAAAAGCTAAAGCAGCAGCTAAGAAGTCTGGTAAAAAAGTATCATACAAGAAAAAATGATTGATAAATTAATAGGTCCAGTAAGCGACATAGTTAATAAGTTAATACCTGACAAGGATTTACAAGCCAAGCTAAACCATGAACTTAAAACTGAATTACATAAAGCGAATATGGCTCAAGTTGAGATTAATAAAATTGAAGCTAGTCATAAGTCTTTATTCGTTGCTGGTTGGCGGCCATTTGTCGGCTGGACTTGTGGTATTGCTCTTATGTACCATTTTCTATTACAGCCTATTATTATCTTTGGACTCTCCGCAGCTGGAATCACTTTTATACTACCATCCTTTGACATGGGATCGTTGATGACTGTACTAATGGGTATGTTAGGACTTGGCGGATTAAGAACTTTTGAAAAAACTAAAGGAGTTGCAAAATGAGTTGGGATAATTTCACATTAGAAGAGTTTGCTTGTAAGCATTGTGGAGAAAACAAAATAGAACATGAACTTATAGATGAGTTGCAAAAGCTTAGAACTGATTGTGGTTTCCCATTCAAGATTACAAGTGGTTACAGGTGTGGCGATCACCCTGTAGAAGTAAAGAAATCTAAACCAGGCACACACGCACTTGGACTAGCAGCAGACATAGGTGTAAGAGGTAAGCAAGCTTTAGAAATATTATCAAAAGCAAGAAACTATGGTTTTACTGGTGTTGGAGTTAATCAAAAAGGTGGAGCTAGGTTTATACACCTAGACATATCTAAAGACTCTGAAGGTAGACCAAGACCACATATCTGGAGTTACTAATGGGACTAGATGGTATGATGTTTTGGAATATAATGATGACATTAGTATTCGCTCCAATCATACATGGTATAAGAACCAACGCGACAGAATTAAAAAGAATTGATATACTGCTTAATAAGACTCGTGAAGAAGTTGCAAAAGATTATGTAACTAAAATGGAACTTACTATAAGTATAGACAGGGTTATAGATCGTTTAGATAAGCTAGACGAAAAAATGGACAAATTAATTACAAGTTAAAATGGCAATAACATACAATCCAGAAGAATATATAGCAGCATTAGGAAATTTAACTCCATTAATGAGAGATGAAATAGGTGGTGTAGAAGGCATAATGGATATTAATGGACAACTAAATATTGATAACCTTAATAACTTTAGGAATAGTTACACATCACAGCAAGGCTATAATATGCCTGTCAACATACCTTTAACAGACCCAACCTACAGAAGTGGTTATGACTATGCGCGTTCTATAGCTGGCGGTATGCCAATGTCACAAGTTATTGCACCAGGCGTAAGTTATTCTCCAGAACAACCAGGTGGTTATACACAAGCAGATCTAAATATAGCTGATGGCATAACCCCACCACCTCCTCCACCTGTATACAAAGAACCTGATGATCCTAGCTTTTTTGGAACTGGTATCGGTGGCGTAAGAATACATCAAGACCGAAAAAATATACCGTTTAGAAACATCTTTGGTAATATGCCTTCTACATTACCTCCAGTACAAACACCACCAATACAAGTACCACCACAAGAGTTTGATATAGAGCAGATTCGTCAAGATATAGCTGATTCAGGAATAGACTTTACTA